GTCGGACGAGGAGCCACCCATCACGGAACGCAACCACCACAGGGACCGACTTCCATTGACGCGATGCGCGGTGTCCCTGAACAGGTCCCACTGGCAGTCGAAGCCGACACTGTAGCCCTTGGTGCCCCACACCGGGCAGCCGTACACCTCCATCTCGGACAGCGAGAACACCTTGCCGATATCCTGCCAGCTCCACGAGTTGGAGTCGTTGAGCGCGCCGCTGGCGCTGTACCGCTCCTCAAGCAGCACGCGCTGGGTGAGCAGGTACTTGGTCAGGCTCTCGGGCAGGCACGCCTCGAAGGCCGTCTCCCACGCCTTGAGGTTGCTGTTGGGGTAGGGGCATTTCTGGTCGGCGGTGCCATGGTTCGTGTTGGTCGTGTTCCACATCAGGAAGCTGTCGTTGGCAACGCCGATCACGGTCTTGGCCACGGCGATGGGCGCGGAGGCCACGAACGCGATATGGTGTCCCTTGCTGTTGTCGCCGCAGTAAAAGTACGGGTCGATGTGGGCAAGCAGGAACCGCACAGACTGCTGTGTGGTGACGGCGGATGCGCTCACAAGCGGCACGTCCAGGTAGTCGCCCACGCGCAGGCCTGCGAAGTTCGCGGCGGCGATGCGCTTATGCAGCGCGTCGTACACGCTGCCGCTGCCGATCTCTCCCGACAGGATGGTGGCGATGTTCTGCCCGTCGTACTTGCCGATTTGGCCCTGGCGGTTGTACTCGGCGTTGGTCGATGCCAGCGTTGCGGAGTCTCGCGCCGTCTGGTCGATGATGCTGTAGTTGGTTCCGTTGACGTTGAGGGTCTTCGCGTCTGCCATTTACTTGCCTTTCTACTTGAGGGTTATGGTCGTGCCGCTCGCCGTGCAGGTCGAGCCGAAGGTTACGGTGCTGCCGGATACGGACGCCTTGGAGCTTGGGCAGTACACCGTGCCGTCCATGTAGAAGAACCCGCCTGTGGAGTCGGCGAGCATCGAACCGAGCTTGTCGATCTGGGCGCGCATCTCTGCCACGTCCTCGTCCCCCACGACGCTCGATTGCAGGTTGTCCGCGACGTTGCGGGCGTAGGTCGCCGCGTTGTTGGCGTTGGTGGCCGCACCGTTCGCCGCGTTCGTGGCGGCTTGAGATTGGCTCTTGAGCGAGTTGAACTCCGTCACGCGGTTCTCCTCGGCGGTGGCCCTCGCTTCCTCTTGGCTCTCGCGGGTCTCCTCGGCCTTCTGGCGCGCAGCCTCGTTGCTCTTGCGGGCGTTCTCTGCGCTTACGCGCGCGGACTCTTGGCTCTCGGCCTTCTTCTCGTAGGCCTCCCACTTCTCGTAGAGCTTGGTGAGCATGTCATCGTAGTACTCTGCGGCAGCCTCGGGGTCGGACGTGTCCACGGCGGGCAGGATTCTCAGCTCGAAGCCCTCGGTCGATTCGGCCTTGGCCGAGCCGCTGTAGAGCACGAAGTGCGCGAGCCTCGCCAAGCCAGGTGACGAGACCGCCTGAGACGGGAGCGTGCACTTCACGATGCTGCCGGAGATGGACGCCGTGCAGCGCGCCCACGTCCCGTCGGCCTTGAGGATGTCGAGGCGCGCCGTCAGGCCGCTGGGCGTGTATTTCTCGCCGTCGTTCATGAGCTGGGCGCTGATGGTCTGCGTGGCCACGTCGCCCTCGCGCACCACGACGCGCGGCGGCACGAGCGACGTGCTCTTGTTGACCTCAAGTGTGATTTCGTGAGTTACGGCCATCTACTCCTCCGTCCCGTACACGAGCGCTTTGAGATCGGCAAGTGCCTCGGCAAAGGTCTTGCTCTGTCCCTCGTTACTGGCGGACATGGCCATAACGGCGGGCTGCTCGGCAGCAAGAGCGTCGAACACATCACACGTGGCCTTAGCTATGTCCAGAACGTCCCCTTTTCGGGCGAGAACGACGCCGCTCACACGCGGCTGGGGCTCTGTGATTTCCTCGGCGCGCACCACCTCTCTGCGACCGGTGTTGTAGCGCGCGATGAATATGGCCCCCTGCTCCTCGGCAGCGGAGAGCTTTTCCGTGTCGAACTCTGCGATTGCGGCCTCTTGGTTCCCGATGGGGTCATGAAGCAGGTATTCGACAACGTAATCCGAATAATTCTGTCCCTCGTCCATTTGAAGCTCCTTCCTATGAGTTCATTGACCTGACGCAGATGCCGTTGATAAACCTGCACTCCATGAGAACCAAGTCCTCTATCCTCCAGCTGCCGGGGTCGCTCGTGAATCCGGCAAGCCATATGCGCCCTGTGCTACCGCTCGTCGTTGTGGTTGACGTGCTGGACGATGCGGCTGTCGAGAATATTGGCGTGCTCATGCGGATGTGCTCCTTGCCGTAGAGCTGCATCCCGTACTTGATCTCACCGGTCGGAATCCACCTCATAGCGGCGCTGTAATCGACGTATCCGATCTGGCTCCCGTCTCGGTAACCGGCGAGCTGCCCCATGCTGTTCATCTGCAGGTAGTCGCTGTCGTACCCGCAGCGGAAGGTGCCGCGTGCGGTTACGCTCTGTGCCGTGAGGACTCCATACCTCGTCATCGATGAGTACGTGCTGTCCCATGAGAAGCGGTTTGATTCGATCGTTACCTGACCGCTCTCGACAGAAATCTGCGACGAGACGCTGCCCTTGGAAACCTTCAGCTCAATCTCGTCCTCGGCGACGCTGATGCGCGCCAACGAACCCGAGTCGCACACGCTCCATACAGAGCCGGTGTAGATGAAGGTCACCGTTGTTCCGGATCGCCAATAGTAGTCTTGCGTCATCAGGGAGCTTCCAACGTATATGCTCTTGGCTCCCGTGCCGTTCACGTTGAGTCGAGGGTAACTCGCCGTGTTCGCGTAGCCGAAGTAAACGGACACCATGACCCCGGCGGCGAGCTTGAAGTCCCCGCTTACACTGACGGCCTTATCCTGAGTTGCGTCGCTCGTGCTGCACGTGCCGTATCGCGTCTGCTTCGATTGCGAGCTTGCCAGGCCGTCCTCGAGGTTGGAGATTGCATCTTTCGCGTTGGACGAGCCGATGACGACGCTCGCGCCGTCTATCTCAACCTCACCGGTGTCTATGTCGGCGGAGAAAACGGTCCGCCCGTTCTTCTCCACCTTGATGGTGCCGGTCTGGATGTACTCTCCGTTGAGGTACAGCTTGCCGTCCTTCATGTAGAGGCCCTGCACCGCCCCGTTGTCCGTCAGGCGGTTGAAAACCTCCTCCTTGTCGAGCTTAGTGTCAAGATCGTCGGTCGACTGGTTGCCGCTGGTGAGGGCGCTCGCAAGAACCGGGTCGGTGAAGGTTATTGTTCCGTCAGACCACGTTATCCTTGAGCGCGTCCAGTAGTAGCGTCCCTTGACCCATTTCGGCTGCGAGTTCTGCCACTGGCCGCCCGTCTGCGTCGTGCTGCTGGTTGAGAGGTAGTACTGCTCTATGACCTCGGCTGCGCCGATGCCCTTGTCGTTGGAGATGCGCCTTGGGGTGGTGTACTGCACAGAGCCGTCGGCAAGCGTCATCTTCACGCGCGTCCAGAGGTGCTTCCCCTTCTGCCATAGGGCCGTGGTAGTCCACGCCGTGGGCTGCACGGTGGCGGAATCTGAAAGGCCGTACTGAACGTCGGCTGATATGACGATCTCGCCAGCCGTGCTGTTGCCCACGGATGCGGTGGCGGATATGGCCACGTCGCCGGAATCGAAGTCGACCATGAAAACAGGGTCGTTCTGGTCACCAACGACCATGCGGCCCGCCTTGATGAGGTTGGCCATGAGCGTTCCGGTCGTGATCCAGTCGGCTACGAAGCCGTTACCCGTGCCGAACGTGCGCCAGTCGTAGGAGCCGTCGGCCTTGGTGCCGCTCGCGATCCTGAAACCGAGGGAGCACAGCTGCAATGCCGTGCCGCCGGTCGCGGTCGGCCGACCGTCCTCGTCAAGCGGCACGCTTGAGAAGATGAAACCGTTCTGGTAGCTCACGTGCATGTAGCTCATGCCGTTCATGTTGAACTGCTCGTTGAGCGAGTCGATGAGCTGCTGGAGGAACGCGGGCGTGGTGCTCGCAACCGCGTCCCAGCTTCCCGACTGGTTTTGCAGGTTCGCTATCTGCTGCTGTTGCTGCTGCAAAATGTCGGCGATGCTCTCGATGACGTTGCCCAGCGTGACCGTCCGCGTCTTGCAAAGCATGTCGATGACCTGCTTGGTGACGCGGCCCTGACAGCGCAGGGTCGGCTCGAAGCTTCCGTCTACCATCTGGGTATCGTCGCCGACGCCCACGCCCTCCCACGGGCGGCCCATGGCCACGAGGTCAACCACGTCGGCCTCGTAGGTCACGCCCGGAATCTTGTGCTCGTCAAGGTAGGCCTGCGTCTCGCTCTTGAGCTGGCCCGCGTCCTCGCAGCTTGAGTTCTCGTACTTGCCGAACACGTGGGCGAAGCCGCCCTTCCCGTCGGGACGGCCGTAGGTCTTGAGCGCGGTTGCGTCCTCAACGTAGTCCTTGCCTCCGTTGATGTCGCCGAACGTGAGCTTGCGCCCGTAGCCGCCCGTGTCGGTCTCGACGCCCTTGCCGTAGCCGTAGCACGCCGTGATAGCTCCCCAGTGCTCGGTGCGCTTGATGCTGTTGATGTCCTTGCCATAGCTGAACCTGCGGTGCCCGTCGGCCTCGCCACGGTGCTTAAGTATCGAGACGCTGCGGCCCGTCACGCCGTTCGCCCCGACGGTGATGGAGGTCTCAAGCTCGCCGCCGAACGCAAGGATGTCGTTAAGGGCCGTGCGGCAGTCCGTATGGTAGAAGGTGAGGCCGCTTGAGACGGTTCCCGGCTGGTCTACCGTGCCGACATCCCAGCGGGTCGGCTTAAGGCACACCTCAAGCGCGCGCTGGAAGCTGTAGCCGTAGGGGCGCTTGTCCTCTATGTAGTCGCCGAAAAGCTCGCAGATGGAGTTGAGCGCCGTGTCGCTGTAGATGGGGAGGCCAGCCGCGCTCGCGCCCTGCGGGTCTTGGCACACGTGCTCGTGCGGCACGCCATTCAGGTCTTGCCACACGAGGCGGTAGCCCTCCTTGAGCGGGAAGGTCGTGGTTATGTCTACGGTGTCCTCGCCGTTGAGGCAGTCCGTCCACACGAAGCCGAGGAGCTGGCGCGAACCGATGGTTCCCACGTAAGCGTCATGGCGGCTGTACACGTCAACCCTCATCACAGCCACCTCTCGTCCCACTCGACTGTGGCGGTTCCGCCCGACACCATGAGCGAGGCGTCCCCCTCGATTGAGAAGAAGTCGCTCGTGATGTCCACGGCGTGGTCGGCCCCGTTTATCGTGCAGCGCTCAAGCCCCATGTCCAGCACGACGGTCTGAGACCCCGTGAAGCTCGCGAGCACGCGCACGTACTCACCGGTTCCCACGTTGGTTATCTGCCACTGGCTGCCCTTTGGCGGCTTCACCGTGACCACGGGGCGCGCCGGGTAGCTCCCGCCCACGCGCACGCTCTTGGTTTCTGTCACCTCGGCGCTGCGGTGCTGCCCGTAGGCCACCGGGTCTGCGCACAGGAACGTGAGGTCAACGTCCGGCACGTAGGCAGGCTTGCTTGGCTCCGCCCCGCCTTCGTAGAGCGCCATGAGGTAGGTTGTCGGATCGTCCGGGAGAACCAGCGGCGCGGGAACGGCGGACTTCAGGCACGCGGCGAGGGCCTTGCGCGCCTCGGTTACCTCGCTCATGAGGCGGCGTGTGATGCACCCGCTCACCGTGATCTCAACGGCGCCAAGCTCGACGGAGGACACGAGCGCGCCGTCCATGCCGGGAACCTGCGTCTGGGTGATTCGCCGCTTGGGGGCCACCTGCCGCTTCACGTCGGTCACCAGCATGTAGGGCGAGAGGTCGTGCCCGTCGAAGGCTATCCTCTGGTCGATGCTCATACGGTGTACCCCCTTCCGCGTGCCGTTATCTTGGAGTTCTGCGCGAGCGCGGCGGAAACCGCGTCAACGCCGATGTAGGCGTTGGTGTCCTTGGATGCTATCTCCCGCAGAAGATTCACCATCTCGCCCAGCATGGCGCGGAGCTGCGCGTCGTCATACGAGCCGGACGAGGCACCCGTGCCGTAGCCCACCGTGCGCACGCCGGAGGAGAAGTCGCCGCCGTTGGCCTCGAAGTAGGAAGCGCTGGCGAGCCTTCTGGCGGCGTCGGAGACGGTTCCCTCACCCTTGAGCATGCCGCTCGCGAAGTTCTGCGCGAGGTGAAGGCCGGAGGTCTCGCCGCCCTTCTCGGAGCCAGACCACGGGCCTTCCTCCGGGACTGAGAAGCCCATGGCGCGCTTGGCCGCGCTCACGATGCTCCAAGCGGCGTTCGAGACCCATGTGATACCAGCGCTGATGCCGTCGGCGAAGTTGCTCGCGAGGTGGCTGCCCCACCTGTAGGAGTTGCCCGCGTTCTGCATGTTGCTGGCGGCGCTGGCGAGGCTCTGCGCGTTGCTGCGGGTGGAGCCGACGCCGGAGCCGATGCCGCTGGCGAAGTTGCTTGAGGCGCTGCGGCCCTCGCTCGAAAGGTCTGAGGGCGTGCCGGAGACTCCGGACGAGGCGCTGCTGGCGAGGCTGCGGGCGCTTGAGGACACCGCGCCGATTCCCGCAGCGAGGCCGGACGAGAGGCCGCTTGATGCTCTGCTGCCCGTGCTCTGCGCATCCCCCGGAAGCCCGCTGATTCGGTCGATGAGCTGCTGACCGAGCTGCACGATCGAGCCGAGCGGGCCGTCCGTGTCGCCGCTGATGCCGTTCGAGAGGCCAGCGTCCACGTCGGAGCCGATGCGGTGGAAAGCCTGAGACGGCGAGTGCGATTCCAGCGTGTCCTTGGCCTTGCTGATGACGTCCTCGCCGAGGAGCGCGGCCTGCTCCTCGGAAAGCGTCCCGTTGGCGATGCCGTTTGCGAGGCCCTGGTCGATGCCGTGGCCGAGCAGCTCGGCGGCGGTGGGCACGTCGCCGCCCGTGAGCTTAAGCGCAATCATCGAGAGCATGGTGTCGGTCGCGCCGGATGCCGTGAAGCTGTTGGCGGTGATGCCGTCGGCGACGCTCTGCGGTAGGCTGATTCCAGCGCTGCTCATCTGGGACGAGACGCTAGACCAGTCGCCGGTCGCCGCAGCCTTGAGGATGCTCGTTGCTGTATCGACGTTCACCGTCCCGCTCTGCATGCCGTTGGCGAGCGCCGTTGCGGCGTTTAGGCCAGAGTCGCCCATCTCGATGCCCATGCTGTCGAGCGTCGTGATGATGCTCTGCGACGTGCCGTCCCACGACGCCACGAGCTGAGTTAGCTGCTGGTCGTTGAGGCTACGGAAGGACTCGACGGAAACGCCCGCGTTGCTCAGATCGGCGGCAAAGTCGTTGATGTCACCGCCCACCGCGTTCATGGCCGTCGAGACGGTCGAGCTTGACAGCACGAGGTTCTGCATGCTGAGCGCGTTGCCCTCGGCTATCGCGGCCTGAGCCGTCATGGACGAGGAGACGTTGTTGATGGAGGTGTTGCACGCGTCGAGGGCGGCTTGGGCGTCGTTTACCGCCTTCGCCTCCTCGGAGCTGGCAAGCGACGCCTCCCACGCCGATTCGGCCATCTCCTGAGCGTTCGTCACGTACGGGCCGCAAGTGTTGATGTAGTTCTGAATGTAGGCGTCTCGTTCCTTCTGCTTCTCGTTGTACGCCTGCTGCGCCTGGGTAAGCGCCGTGATGTCCTCGGCCTGCTGCTGGTACAGCGCAGATAGGTTCTGCTGCTGCGCGTCAACCTGAATCTGCTGCATCTTCTGGTCGATGTAGCTGCCGAGCGATGAGGTCACGTCCTGAATGGCCCCGTTCTCGTCCGCCAGCTTGCCGTTGGCGGCGTCCGTGACCTGAATCTGCGTGCCGCACAGGTCGTTTACCGTGTCGACGGCGGTGCGGAGCCGCGCCTGCGCGTCGTTGGCGAGGTCGGTGTGGTTGGCGTACTGCTGGATGGTCGAGTAGGCCTGCTGAAGCTGCGCCATCTGGGCCGAGGCGCTGGTGTTGGTGTCGCTGATCGTCTGGGCGAGCTGGGCTTGGGACTCAAGCATCTCGTCAATGTCAACCTTTGCGGCACCGGCGGAGGCCCCGTAGCCCTCCAAGGCGTCGGCCCCGGCGTTCGAGGCGCTCACGCCCTTCTCGGTCGCTGCGGTAAGGCCCTCCGTTGCCGCCTTCAGGTTGTCCTCGTGCTCCTTGGCCTCTTGGAAGACGCCGACCAAGGCGGTGATGCCCGCGATAATCGCGAGCGGCGCTATCGTCGCAAGCGCGAGCTTGAGGCCCGTAGCTGCCACGGAGGCGGCCTTCATGGCCACGCTCTGCGCGGTCACGGCGGTGGTGCTGGCCTGAGCCGCCGTCGCGGAGGCCTTGTAGCCCTCAACGGTTCCCTTGGCCGCGTCCATGTCCTGCTTTCGAGCATCGACAACGTTCTGAAGCGCTTCTACGGTGTCGGCGTTGGCCTTGGAGCCTTTCTGCTGCTCCGTTGTAAGCTTCTTGACCGCCTGCTCGTAATCTCGCGTCTTTACAATCGAATCCGTAACCGCGTCGATGTACTGCTGAACGCCACCGGCTGCCTTTGCGGCGGGGTTGCGCTCGAGCGCCTTCGCCAGCTTGTCGTTGCCCTGATAAGCCTTGAGTGACGCGACGTTGGTCGTCGTGAGCGCGTCGGCATAGGTTGCGATGTCCTGCTTGGCCCTGCCGAACGCCGTGACAACGGAGCCCACGCCCTTGGTTATGCGACCAGTGACGGACAGCACGGGGCCTGCCGCAGCCGCTACGAGGCCGAAGCCGATGACGGTCTGCTGCGTGCCCTCGTCCATCTGGCTGAAGGCGTCGGCAGCGCCACCAACGGCCTCTGCGGCGTCGGTCACCGCCGGTGCGAGGGCGCTGCCCACTTGGATGGATGCGGTCTCGATTGCGCCGTTCATCTCCTCGATGCTGCGCTGCGTGTCGCCCATCTGGGAGTCGGCGAGGCGCTGGGCCGCCGTCTGGTCGTTCGTGGCTGCGGTGTAGCGCTGGATGCCCTCGGTTCCTTGGTTCATCATCACCAAGGCCGCGCGGGACGCGTCCGCGCCGAAGATGGTCTGGATCGCGGCGTCGCGAGTCGCGGAGTCGAGGCCGCTCAGCTTGGCCTGAAGCTCGCCCGCGACTCCTGCGGCGTCAAGCATGTTGCCGTTTGCGTCGCGCACGTTGATGCCAAGGCTCTCCATCATGGCGGCGGACTTGTCCGTGGGGGCCGCGAGGCGCTGGAGCATGGTCTTGAGCGAGGTGCCCGCGTCGCTTCCACGTATGCCCGCGTCCGCGAATGCGCCGAGCACGGCGGTGGCGTCCTGAATCGACCACCCGGCGCCGTGGGCCTGAGCGGACACCTGAGATAGGCCCTGCGTGAGGTCTGAGACGTCCGCAGAGGATGCGGCGGCGGCACCCGCTAGGGCGTTGGCCGCCTCGCCGGTCTCGTCGGCGGTGAGGCCGAACGCGCCCATGGCCTGAACGGTCACGTTGGCCGCCTCGGCGAGCTGAAGGCTTCCGGCGGCTGCCAAGTCCATGGTGGTCTTGAGCGCACCGCCCTTGATGTCGGCTGCGGTCAGTCCGCCCTTGGCAAGCTCCTCCATGGCGGCACCGGCCTCGGACGCGCTGAAAACGGTGTCAGCGCCCATGTCCAAGGCGAGCTGTCGCAGCTCCTCCATGTTGGCCGAGGGGTCGTTGAGCGCGCCGGAAACGCGGCTCATGCTGCTCTCGAAGTCGATGGCCGTCTTGGTGGCAGCCGTGCCGATCGCGGCGAGCGGGACGGTCACCCCGGCGGTCATGGCGTCGCCCGCATCGGCGACCTGCTGCCCGGCGCTGTAGATGCGACCGCCAGCCTCGGCGGCCTTGGAGCCTGCCTCGACCCAGCTCTTGGACATGGAGCCCTCTGCCGCTGCGGTCTTCACCGCGAGGCGGTCAAGGGACTTCTCGGCCCTCTCGACCGCAGAGGCGTTGTAGGAGCCGGATATGGCGATGGAGATGCTTGCCTTACCCATTGAGGTACTTCCTTATGGTCTGCTCGATACGGGTCTCAACCGCGTCCACAACGGCGTCCTCGTTGTCCAGTACGGCCTTCACGAGGGCGCGGGGAGGGTTGCCCTGCGGGACTCCGACGGGGAGGCCCCTGCGCCTGCCCGAAAGGTAGACGGCCCCGGCGTTGGCGAACTCGATGGTTCCCGCGCCGGGGTCGGTGCTCTGTATGCGTATTCCGTTCGAGATCGCGCGCATGGCCATGCTCGACGCGTAAGCGCCGGTTCTGGCGATTGACTGGGCGTTGTTTCGCGCGTCGGTGAGGATGGGCTTGGCGTCCTGCTTCAGGCCCTTCTTGAACTCGCGGGGAAGCTCCTTGTTGATCGAGCGCAGGGCCTTGATGGTCTCCTGAAGCCCCTTGGCCTCGATGCGGATGCCTCCGTGAGTGAACGCCATCATTTCCTCCCGCGATTGAAAATCCTGTTTACCCTCGCCCTTCGCGCCTTCATGTCGTCCTTGCGCCCCCGCTCCTCCTGAGCGTCGTAGAACATGTCCACGTACTCATCGAAAACAGCGGGGTACTCGTCGCACAGCCTCGCTAGGTCATACGGCGAGCACCCCGTTCTCAGGCTCAGCTCGGCTATTCGGGGCGCGCGTCCGCTAAAGGGGCGTCGGGCTTGTTGTCCTTAATGAGCACGTCGTAGGTGTCCGCAAGGGCCTCAACGGCCTCATCGAACTCCATGCCGTCAAGGCCAAGCTCCTTGAGCTTCCCGGCGCGAGCCGCAGCGACGTAGGCCCACGCGAAGTCGAGGCGGTTCTGGTTGGTGACGCGATCCGGCCAGCCTGCGGCCTTCTCCTGCGCCTCCCAGAGGGCGGAGCGGCCGCCCTCGATCTCGAAGCTGGTGCCGTCCTCCGGCTTGGTGAACACGAAGGCGTATTTCATCTCTGCTCCTTACTTGGTGATGTAGCTCTCTGTCTTGTTGACGATGGTCACGGTGACGGGGGTGCCGTCGGCGGAGTCGATGCCGATGTCATCGGCGCTGAACTCGACCTCTGCGGCGTTGCCCTCGGGGTCGACCTCCGGCATCTCGAAGTTCCACGGCACGTTGGTGAACGCGACTTCGAGCGTGCAGTTGACGTCGGCGGAGTGGGTGAACTTCCACAGCGCGGAGCCGTACACGATCTTGGAGGAGACCTTGGTGCCGTCGGCAGCGCCGGTGAGGCACTTGCGCATGAGCGCGAAGTCCTCCGGAACGACGGTCATGTTCACGGAGGTGGTCAGCTTGCCCTCGGCGAGGATGGTGGGCACGACCTGCCCCGCTGCGCGCTTCGCCTCAAGGCTGTTGGACATCTCGAAGCTGCCCTGCGTCACGGTCACGTCAACGGGGGTCTGGCTCGCGGTGTCGATCTTGAAGTCGCCGCCGGTGGGCACGAAGTAGCCGTCGAAGCACGAGGGGTTGACCACGTCGCCCCAAGACTGGAAGAGCGTCGCGTCGACGCCCGCTGCGGTAACGCTGATGTCGAGCGGGGCGTTGCCCTCGAAGGTGAGGCCAAGCGTGTCGACCTTGCAGCCGTCCACCTTGTGCACGGTCTGCTGGGCGGTGTCTCCGATCTGGCCCCAGAAGGTCAGGAGCGGCAGCACCGAGCCGAGCGTGATGACGTGCTTGTGGTAGCCGGACTTCTCTTCAACGGGCGTGGAGACGATGTTGCCCATTGCGGCGAGGCAGTAGAGCGCGAGCGAGTCCGCGTAAGCGAGCGTCTCGAAGTCGACGCCCATGTTGACCTCGGAGACGTAGGCACCGTTGGCGGCGTTGGCGCGCAGGCCGCACGCCACGGCCTTCTGCTCGATGGTGCGCTCGGGGTTGACGAGGCCACCGCCCGTCAGGCCGTGCTTGATGGTGGGCTGGGCGGCCGGGGTGTCTCCGTCCTGAAGCGCCACGCCCAGCATGCCAATGGAAACGTTAATCATCGTTGGTCTCCTTCTTCCGTGCGGCGGCGCGAACCGCCCCCTGCTCCTTGAGCGCCCTCACGAGCGCATCGGGCGCTTTCACCTGCGCGCCCTTCTTGAACCGATACGGGTGCCCGTTGAAGAACACCGCTACATCCTTGGTGGCGATCACTGCACTACCTCACTGAACTTCTGCGGGCACTTGGCGAAAACGGAGCACTGCACGCCCACGGATGCAGCGGCCATGTGGTACTTGGAGCTGTCGCCGGATGCCCCGGCGGCCTCGATGGAGGGGAACGAGTTGTCCACGGACATGGCGAGGCGTTGGTCTGCCATCACGGCGTTGAAAACTGCGTCCACGTAGGCGAGCAGCGTCGCAGATGCCGTGGCTTGGTCGGAGTGGCGCGCGAAGCACATGACGTGGATGGTGAAGTCGAGCTGCCCGGCCCCCGGAACCGCGCGCCCGCCCATGGTCGCGGTGTCAACGATGGAATCGACCGCGATGTAGAACGGCGGCTCGCTGGTCGGGAACCCGTCGTAGACCTTCGGTGCCTGCACGCCGGGGTAGAGGTCGGCGAAGCCCTCGGCTACCTTGGCCATGCGCCGGTACAGCTCGTCGCGCGCCTCCTTGAACGTCACCATACGAGGTTCGCCCCCCGTCCGAACTGCTCGATTGCCGCGTTTACCTCCGGGATGTCGGTAGCGCCGTCCTGCCCTGCGGTCGTGAAGCGGATGAACCCGGCGTCGGTGCTCTCGCCCGTGGCCCCGATGGGGCGGTTGGACGGTCGCAGCATGTAGGCCGCAAGCTCCAAGACCGCGCGGGACACCTGAGCCGGAAGCTCCTCGTAGCCGTAGACGTACTCGACCCAGCACGGGCGCGGGAAGCACGCCACGGGCACCGCTTGGCAGTCGCTCGCAAGCTCGTAGCCCTCGGTGAGCAGCTCCCGTACGTCGCCGTGTTCGAGGGTCACGCACCGCTCGCGCCCGTAGTCCTTGGTGCGCCCGATCCGTGCCACGAAGGAGCGGCGGGCGTTGCGCTCGAACACGTCGGTCGCGGCCTGACGCGCTTGGAAGAGCGTCTCCTCGGGGAGTTTGTCGAACTCGTCCTGACCGTCGCCGTAGCCCTTGAGCGCGTCGAGCCTGAAGTAGTGGCGGGACACCACCTCGATGTAGGTGGTGAAAAGCGTCTCGCCGCCCTTCTTCCAGTCGATGCGGGCGGTGTCCGGGGCCTTGAGCGTCGGCAGCGTGACGGCGTTGTCCTCAACGGGAAGACCCTGCTCCCCGCCGAAGCGGGGGCGCAGGGTCGCGGAGTCAATCGAGGCGTCGGCCTCTAGCTTGAGCGTGATGGCCTCGGATGCCGCGACGCGGGTTGTCGAGTCCGGCGCTACGAGCATCACTCCTCCTCGTTCTCGGGCTTGGCCTTGCGGCGCGGCGCCTTGCCCTTGGGCTTCTCCTCCTTGAGGAGGCCGCGCTCGCGGGCCTCGTCGTCGGACATGGTCTCGCCCTTGTAGGCGACGAGGCGGCCGTCGCGCGTGACCCTCTCGGTGCTCGTGTACATAGCTCCTCCTTACGCGGCCTTGTCGAGGTCGCTCTTCTCGGCGTAGCAGAAGCCGTCGGGGCGGCGCACCTGAAGCGCCTTGGTCCACTCGGCGAGGATGGACAGCTCGTTCTTGATGAACTGGTCGTTGTAGTAGCCGATCTCCACCGAGACCCCGCCGTGGATGGCGCGGCGGCGAGCGGCGAAGGAGTCGTACACGAGGATGCCGGGGCAGTCGGGGTCTTCCACGACGGGCATGCCCCAGTAGATGTTGGTGCCGAGCGTCTGGTAGAGGCCCGTGGCGGTCTTGTAGAGGTCGATGGCCTCCTTGATCTCGGGCGAGACGGCGACGTGCGTGGGGATGCAGAGGCCGTTAGTCATGACGAGGGTGCGCATCTTGCGGATGGCCTCGTAGTAGTTGCCGCCCATGGCGGTCTCGAAGGTCTGGATGCCGGTGACGTTGGTGATGCCCACGATGCCGGTGGAGCTGTCGCCGGTCCAGTACTTGGAGTTGGTCTTCATGTCGAGGTCGAGCAGGAGGTCGTGGTTGGTGACGTCCATCAGCTCGTCGTAGTCCTTGAGGGACTCCTTGGAGATGGGGACGTAGCCAGCGATGGTCTCCTTGTTTGCCACGGCGTCCTTGTAGGAGTAGAGCACGCGGCTCTTGGTCGCGGAGTTGCCGGAGGTCACGCCGCCCCACGTGTCCGGGGAGCCGGTCTGGGTGCTGCGCTGCTTGTAGCTGACGGAACCGACTGCAGGGGCCTCGAGGAGGGTGTCCGCGAAGGTCTGGAACGGGGACTCGGGCTTGGCCGGGAGCTCGAGCTCGATCTCGGTGGGGGCGCCGACGGTGACGACGGTCGCGTCGTTGCGCGGGCCGACCTCAGCGGAGTTCTTGAAGCCGATCTCCACGCCGTGGAACTCGTCGCGGGCGCCGAAGATGCGCTCGGCGAAGGAAGTGTTCTGCGGCTTGGGCTTGGGCGCGTTGCGAAGCGCGTCCTCCATGTCGATGACGTGCTCGAGCGTGACGTCGAGCTGCTCGATGTGGCCCTGAATGACGAGGGCCTTGTCCTTGTCGCCGGAGTCGGCGGCGATGCGCTGCTCCTCCGCGAGTCGGTTGCGCTCCTGCCAGAGCTGCTTGGAAGTGATAACTGCCATTTCTACTCCTTTGTCTGGTAGACCCTGTTTCCCAGCACGAGGAGGCGGCTCCCCTCGTTTTGCTGCATGGTATTTGCGGCGTGAGATTTGCCCGGCTCGTCCTCCGGCTCGGCGGGCTTGGGGGTGGAAAGCGCCTCGATTGCCGCCTTCGGGGCATGCTTGTAGCGGGCCAGCATGGCCGGGTCGATGCAGGCCGCCACGCGCTGCTCGGTCTGTATGATCTCGTCCGCGAGGCCCGCGTCAACTGCGGCCTGCGCGTCGTACCACGTCTCGGCGTCCATGGCGGAACGCACGTCCTCAACGTCCATGCCGGAGCGTGCGGCGATGATGCCCGCAATGGTTCCGTCCACGGCCTCAAGGCGCTCTGCGGCCACAAGAAGCTCTGCCGCGTTGCCGCTCGTGTAGGTCCATGCGTCATGAATCATCAGCTGCGCGAAGTCGCTCATGATGACCTTGTCCGCCATGACGGCGATGTAGGAGGCCGCCGAGGCCGCGATGCCGTCAACGTATACGGTGGTCTCGCCCTCGTAGCGCTGGATGGCCGAGGCGATGCCGAAGCCCTCGTACACGTCGCCGCCACAGCTGTCGATGCGGATGTCGAGCGGCTTGGGACTCAGCTCGTCAAGCGTCACGGCGAAGTTCTTGGCCGTGTTGCTCGAATCCATGTCCCAGAAGTCGCTCCCGATGGTGCCGTAGAGGTACACCGTCGCGCGCTGGGCCTCATTCTTGATTTGAAACATTCGTTCCTCCTACTCCCGTCTGGCTCCCGTCCCCGGGTTCCTTCGGCTTCTCTGCGTTGGACGAGTTGAAAACGTTCACGGTTCCATCAGGGTTGACGGTTCCGTAGTTCAGCGGGAACAGCGGAAGCCCGATGCCCTCAAGCGGGTCGAAGTCCTCAAGGTCGCGGACGTCCTCGCGCGTGATCGCGCCCAGATAGCCCATCTCGCGGTAGTACTGGGTGCGGGTGGCGTCGTCGCCGCGCATGAGGCCCTGAACGCGGAACTTGGCCTGCGCGTTCGGAAGCCCGCAGGACGCGAGAACCGGCTGCAACGCGATCTCGATGCACCGCACGTCGGGCACGATGGTGTCAGTCACGTAGTCGATGTTGGACTGCTGCCCGCCGGCGTAGGTCGTCTGGTCTCCGTCGTAGACCTTCCAAGGAGGCACGTTGCAGGCGCGGCACACCTGATGCAGCACCCACTTCTGCTGCTCGATGACCGACGCGTCCTTCATGGTCTGCTGGTCGGCGACCCACTTAGCCCCGTAGCCGAAGATGGGCGCGCGCCCCGCCTCGGTGATGCCGCTCTTCATGTCGATTGCCGTGCGCAGGGCGCTCAGCTTCTTCTCGTCGTTGATGACGTTCCCGGCTGGTAGCTCGACGTGGCCCAGATGGTGGTTCCCGTTGCGGAGCATCGAGCGGTAGAAGCGCTCAAGGTCGAGGCCCAGGCCGATCTCCTCGGCTGCCAGCTTCGCGAGCGACTTGCCCTTGATGCCGTCCTTGGTCACGTGCGTGCAGATGTTGACGACCTCGTGGTTGAAGTACGTCCCTGCGGGCACGTGGTCATCGCCCGGCGCTACGGTGTAGGTGGTGCGGTAGCCCTTCGGCGCGTCGCGGTCGTAGTTGTGCTGCACGGTCGCGGTGATGGGCCAGATGGCCTCGATGCGCCCACGGTTCCACTCGATGAACCAGTAGGCGTTGCCAAACGTGTCACGGCGCAGCACCGTCCACGCCATGAGCGCCGGGGCGGTCATCTCCTCGTTGGCCATGCCGTTGAGGAGCTTCGCGAGCGGATGGTTGGTCAGGCGCTCCGATCCGCTGCGCCTGTGGTTGACCACGCTGAACGGAAGAGACGCCATTGAGCGCGCCTTGGTCTGCTCGCACGCGGCGTAGTCGATTGACATGAGCGCGCCGTATCCAGCCGGTGTGGGAGCGAACCCCGGCGGAAGGTTGACGCGCACCACGTCTGAAAGCTCCGGCTCCTCGCCGCGCTTGTAGAACATGTCGTAGAAACGTCCCATGCTGCCCCTTTCTTCTGGCGGCATGGTACGGGCGGCGTGAGATTAGTAGATTTCCGGGGCGTCCTCGCTTCCCGACACGAGCTTGTTGTAGGCGAGCGCGGCTATAGCCAAGGCGATAGCGCCGTCTATCTTGGATTTGCGAGAGTCCTTGCCGAAGCGCGTGCCGTATGGCTCGCGCTCCTCCTCCACGGTGTTCTCCAAGTGCTGCCGAAGCTTCCTCTCGCCCTTGAGCTTGAGCCGCCTGTCCTTCACGAGGTTCATCACGATCGAGGTCGCTTGGCACATGGTGGCGTTGTTCTGGGCGAAGGACACGGTCTCGATGCCGTACACGTCGTTGAGCTGGCTGCTCATGACAATCATGCGGTTGGGGTCGATGCCAACGACCTCCGGGTAGTGCTCTTGGCACACGCCCGCCACAAGCTCCATGATCTGGTTGAGCGGGTAGTGCCCGGTGTCCTCGTCCGGCGTGTCGAATATCCAGCTTTTCGTGTAGCCGACCATGGTTCCGCGCTTGTTCTTGCGCTCCTGATAGGCAACGATGGCGTAGGAGTCTCCGGCCGTAGCGCCGTCGATGCCGATGGTGAACGGACTGTCGAAGTCGAGCTTGTTCGGCCCGCGCTCGCATCGGTCGAGCTGCACCGTGGTGAAGCACGAGTACGCGTCCCTGTCGGACGGGAAGCGGTTGGCGGTGTAGCGCTCGAACGACCTCTTGGACGTGGCCATGCCGCGCTGGTCTTGGATGCTCTCCCACGTGACCCAAGAGGCGCACGTGAGCGGTTCCCAGCTCTCGCGCTTGTCGATGTCCGCGCCGTCATCGAGGCCCAGCCAGTAGAGGTACATGCCGGGGTCGTCGTCGGCCTTCTGCAAGGTCTCCCACAGGAAGCCCTCGCGCGCGTCGGCTGCGGTCGTGATGCCGATTGAGAGCGGGTTCCAGAGCACCTTCTGGCCCTTGAGGCCGGCGTCCCACACCTTGCTGTCCTTGTAGACGTGCAGCTCGTCAAAGATGAGCACGTTGAAGTGCCAAGACTCAAGGGCGTCCGGCTTGTTGGGAAGCACCATGATCTTCGCGCCGGTCTCGTTGTGGGTGATGACGTCCTTGCCGATGTCCCACTGGCTCTTCCACGTGTCGTTGAGCTTTATCATGGTGGCGATCTTCTCGAAGATGTTGCGCACCTGATCCTTGGAGCTTGCGACCACGCCGTACTGCCCGTTGTGGATGACCTCCATCGTCGCTACGGTGAGAACGGTCGCTGCGGCAAGCTCGGTCTTGCCGTAGCCGGAAGGCAGGCCGATTATCACGCGGCGGAAGCGGCGCTTGAACCGCCCGCCCTCCATGCTCCCGGTAGCGAATATCGGCTTCCAGATGTTCTCGCGCTGAAACGGTTCGAGGAGGAAGGGCTTTCCGTAGTAGCTGTCGTTCGAGACGTGGTGGCACATGGAGGAGAGGCACTTCTCGTAGTCGCGCGCCATTATCAGGCCATCGCGCGAGTACGAGGTCTCAGTCCTCCGCATCCTCTATCACCACCTCGGATTCCGGCAGCTCGTAGGCCGCGTCGATGCTCTTGAACATGGCTGCGGTGTCCACCGCCGTTTTGGTCGCCGTGGCGTCCATGAGGCCGATGCGCGATCTCGCCAAGGGCGATAGGCCCAGCATGTCGGACAGCGCGCGAATCTCTGCGCTCGCCTCCTTGAGGATGGTGAGCGCCGGGTTCTTTCGCACCAGCGGTATCTCGTTCCCGTCCTTGGTCTTGAAGGGCTTGACGCCTATCTTGTCGAATATGGCTATCTTGCCGTCCTCGGAGTGGATGGCCTGCTCGGCCTGACGCGCCACGGCGTGCCAGTAGGTCAGGAGCCGCAGCGTCGGGATGTCCTGCTCCGTGAAGCTGTTTACGGGCGGCGCGAGCCACGCCCATATCTCGCTCTGCACGGGGTCTTCGGCTATGTCCTGCGGCATGAGCACGCCCGAGGAACCCTCGCGCACGGCGAGGCCGTAGGAGTCCGAGAGGCCCCGGCGTATGGCGTTGTGCTTCGGCTTCGCGCCCTTCACAGGCCCTCACCCCTCAGTGCGTCCTCGATCTTCTTCGCGACCCTGCGCAGCTTCAGGCACAGGGGCGATGACGTGAGCATGGAGGCGCGGGAAAGGTCGCTCGCCGCCACGTGGGCGCGCTGCAAGACCTCAAGCACCTCGTCATCGGTCATTGATGCGGACGGGGCGGGAGCCTGAAGCTCGCCCGTGTAGGCGTAGCCTCTGGCCGCGCGCGAGCGGCACGTGGCGGAGCAGTACCGCGCCGTGCTTCGCTGGGCCTTGAACTCCCGCCCGCATATCTCGCACCGCTTAATCAAGCTGCTTGACCTTTCCGATAACAACCTTGGTCACGGGGAACATGACGGCCTCGTAGGCGACCTTTGCGAGGCCGAAGGATACGACCGTCGCCAGAATTACCTGAGCCGGCATCACGCCGAGGAACATTCCGAAGTTGAAAACGGCGGCATCGCTCAGCTCGCCAAAGAGCGTGGAGACCACGCAGCGCGCCATAAGGTGCCTCTCTCCGTGACGGTCGTGCATGACTTGCATGATCTTGGCGTTGAGCGTGGAGCCAACGAGGTAGCCGCCGAAGCTTGCCGCAAGCGCTCGCGGAGTCGTTGAGAACACCGCCTCGAACGCGGGCTGCGCGGTGAAGTGCGCGGAACCGGGAACGATGATCGCGATCTGGTACACCAGCACGGCTGCGAGGTTCAGGATAAAGCCCATGAAAACGACCTTGCGCGCGGTCTTGAAACCGTAGACCTCGGTGAACACGTCGTTGAGGATGTACACGACCGGGAACGTAACGAACGCGCTCGACCAGCTGAAGCCGAACACGTCAAACGTCTTCCCAGCGATGGTGTTGTTTGCGATCAGCAGAACGCAGTACGTCGCTGCCGCATAGAAAAGGAACTTACTCTTGGTCATGCTTACCACTCCTTGCCGTTTGCTTCCAAGTACTCCGCGTATCGGAGCCATTCGGTGAAGTTATGGATGACGGCCTCCCGCGTTTTGAGCCGGTGGCCCTTTGGTGCGTTGACATTGCAGATGGCAACGCCGTCGAACGTGTAGATGTATCCGCCTCGGTTCCCGTAGAGCCACGCCGTGGAGTCAACGGAATCGAAGCCAACGGATGGGAGCGTTTTCATCTCGGTGTATCCGAGCCCGTGAACCTTTGCCCCAAGCCTGTGCGCCTCCCTCGTGAACCACCTGAGATACGGCTTGAGCCTCTTCCTGCCGTCCTTGGTCGCGATTCCGCCGATAGCGACATACGGGTACTCCGTGCACATCTCCTGAAAGGCCCTCTTGCCGCGCTCTAGGTGCCAGACCGGGATGCACCTGCGCCCCGTCTGCGCCTCGATCTCGCGCCGGAACTCAAGCACGCGCTTGTAGCCAACAACCGAGTCCACGTCCATCTCGAAGAAGTCTTGGACGTTGTTCTCGCAGATGTACCGGATGTACCTGTCAACGTAGGCCGGAAGGGCCTTCGCCTCCATCCCAGCCCCGTAGAGCGCGGTGAACGCTCCGGAATCGAGCAGGAAGCGCTTGAAGCGGTGGATGTTGCGCGTCTGCCAGTCCGCCACGTAGTAGTAGCTCTCAAGGATGTTGCACCTTCCGGCCAACCCTCCTTGGAGCGCACCCCCACCCCGCAGCGTTTTGGAACAGGGCGCGTTCCAGATAGTTGCCGAGGCCGTTCGTTCCGGCGATGTACAGCCTCATAGCTCAAACGTCTCACCGCAGTTCGGGCATGTGGCTGTTTTCGGCGCTGGCGAATCGTCCTTCGGCTCGCCCTCCTCGGTAAAGAGATTGTCGATGTCCGCCACACCGGTCGTGTCGAAGCCGAAGTCGCTCATGTCGAACTCCCCGCACAGCGTGTCAAGCTCGTAGTTGAGCGTGTCGAAGTCCCATCCGGTCATCATGGTGGTTTGGTTGTCCACCAGCGTGAGGGCGCGGCGCTGGGCGTCCGTGAGGTCGTCGCAAGAGACGCATGGAACCTTCTGCATGCCGATGTTCTTGGCTGCGGTCACTCTGGCGTGCCCGGCCACCACCTCGGGGCGTCCGTCGGCGTTGCGCCACACGATCACGGGGTTCCTGAAGCCGAACTCCTTGATTGAGGCCTCTACCGCGTCGATCTGCTCTCGCGTGTGCTTCTTGGCGTTGTTTTCGTAGGGAACCAGCTCGTCAATCGGGATTTCCTCGATTTTCAGCTCGGTTTTTCGCATAAAAAGCCTCCTTCCAGACGGGTGAAAGGAGGCTATCGCGCGTGTGAGATTTAGCGTTGCGTTTTTTGGCGTCTTAGCGTTGCGCCCTCTCCCAGACCCCCCGAACCTCCAATTTCGTGGCGATACGCGTTTGGGAGTGGCGCGCGGGGTATGAGGAGGCGTTTCGGGTTTTCCAAGGGGTTAGGGGGTCTTGCGCCTGAGCTTGGCGTCCTTCAGGCCGTGGCAGCTCTTGCACCGCAGGGCCAGGTTTGCCGGGTCGTTCGTGCCTCCCTTGCACAGCGGCACGATGTGGTCGACCTCGCCTCCCATGCCCGCAGTTCTCCACCGCTTGCCGTCGTGCCATGCGCACTGCCTCCCGCAGTCGGTGCACCTGCCCTTGGTTCTCGCTATCGCCTGCTGCCTTGCCGCTTGGTACTCGGCGCTTGAGTAGTTCCTTCTCCACGGCTCGCGCTTTGCTCTGGCCTTGTCGCCTTGTGTCGGCTTGCGCTTGGGTCGCGGCCTGCATGCGCAGCGCTGGCCCGCCGGGACTATGCGCCCGCAGTGCGGGCAGTACGTGCGCATGCGGCTCATTGTGCCGCCTCCTTCAGCAGCCTCTTGGCCTCGTGGATGGTGATCTCAAGCGCCCGCGCTATCTCGCCCAAGGTGCAGCCTATGCGCCACATCCTCTGGGCGTGCTTGGCGAGCTGCCATCTCGTGCGCTCCTCGTTGGTCATAAGGCACCGCCCCCTCGCACTGAGCCTACGCCCGGCGTGAGAGGGCGGCGATTCCCTAAAGCCTGCCGCGCTTCCTGTTGCGATCCTCGCAGTCGAGCATGGCCTTTGTCAGGTCGCGCACGCCGTATGCTGCGGCGAGGTTCACGCACGCCTGTATGGTGTCGCAGCACTCGTCAACGATTCGATCCACGAGACCGGCCTCGGTGTTGTCCAGCGTCGGCCCGTTCTCGCGCCATGCCTGCCAAGCGCCGAAGACCTCGGCTGCCTCTTCAAGCGGCTTGAGCGCCTGCGCCTTGCTGGCCTCAAGGTCTCGGAACACCGCGACGCTTCCTATCTCGACACGTTCCATACGCACCCCCGGCAAGTCTCGTCGTCCTCGCCTTGCGCGTCGATGAGGTGGTCGTTGATCCAGTTGGCGCACCTCTCCGTGTCGCAGGTCTTTCCCAGCTCCTCAAGCATCTGGTTCTGGTACACGCCGTAGTCGCAGCACACCTCAATGAAGCGGCATTCGCTCCAGTTCTCTCCCTTGGCCATGGCTACGCCTCCAAAGCCTTGAGCGCCCGACGTGCATTGTCCGTGAGCTGCCTCTGCCATGCTCCGTTCTTTGGCGACCACCTGAACCCGTTGGCCTTGAGCTTCGCGCGGGTGTCCGCCTCCGGATTGCCGTCGAACACGAGCTGAAGCCGCATGATGTCGGCGTTCTCGACCACGGTGCAAGGCTCGCCGTTGATCTCGGTCTCGCGGTCTTCAGTGTCGGCCTCCTTCTCGCGCTGAAGCTCGGCGATGCGCGCGCGGGTGCGCTTGATCGTGGCGAGGTTGTTCGACAGCTGCCACGACGGGAAGGGCTGGCTCATCCCGAAACGCTCCATGTCGTGCCTGACGTGCTCGGCCTCGTCGTGGTCTACGCCGTCGAAGCCCTCAAGCGTGCCGTGCTTGCGGTAGTGGGCGTTGGCGCGCTTCATCATGTCCTGACGATCCTCTAGCCGCTTGGCCTTGGCCTCAAGCTTTTCGAGCGCGTTCGGGTCGCCCGCTTGTATGCCGCCGGTTCCGATGGACGCGATGCGGCGCTTGATGCCCATGACCTTCTCGTAGCGCTCCATGTGAGAGCTTCGGCGGGCGTTCTGGCGCTCCTTCTTGCGAACAGGGAAGTTCCCGCCACCCGAAACGAGGATGCTGGGGCACATCGCGTCGATGTGGTAGCCCTCGTTCAGCCACTCTGCGTACTTGCGGGCGAACCTGTCTGCGAGCGCGTAGGCCTTCTCCGCAAGCTCAGGGAACCGCTCGGCCTGCTCCTCGGCCATTCGGTAGGCCTCGTCCACCTGCTCGCGGTAGCCCTCGGTCTCGCTACCGGCCTTGAACTCGCGCATGCTGTTCGCCTCGTGCGCCATGCGCGCATCTGTCTGGTTTATCTCGTAGTACCTTGCCATGATAGAATCCTTTCGTCCGGCGGGGCATAGCCGCCAAGCTCTCGGCCCCGCCCGCATTGTCAACTCAGCCGGCGATGACGTCTCCGACGAGCATCACGATCTTGTAGCCCAAGAACACCGTCAGACCGTCGAGCGCCAAGCACGCCAGCACGAGGAAGAGGCACCCCATGCAGCCCATGGGCTTGCTCTCCTCGGTTATCCCGGCCTTCCACTCGTTCTTGCTCAGGCTCATCGCGGCTCACCTTCGATTACCGTCGGCAGCACGTCGCTCGCCATGTCCATGCAGGCCTCGCACCTCGCCCAGTCCGGCTCCGGCCCGCTGACGGCCTCAAGGGCCTCGGTGAGGTGCTTGCGCGCGGCTTCGATGCGGATGCGCGCCTGCTCCGCCTTGACGTCTTTCATCGTGTCTCCTTTCACGCTGCGAGCGACAGAAAGCACAGGAATGCAAGCCCGAGGGCGAGAAGCTGTAACGCCCTGAGAGCCGCGCAGATGATGGCCGCCGAAACGCTCACGGCGCCAGCGATCGCGATTGCGAAAAGCAGCCTTCTCACTCGTTTTCCTCGTCCTTCTCGGCCTCGGCGTCCAGCTTGTCGGCGTACTCGATGAGCCGCTTCTTGAGCAGGTCGAGGCCGAACCTCTCAAGCTCATTCGCGCGGTATGCCGGGAAGTACTGCCCCGTGCACGCCTTCTCGGAGTCCTTGGCCACGCGCGCCTCGGCGAGGTTGCGCCCGTTGTCCCAAACGTCCATTACGAACGTCTGGGTTCCGGTGCGGAGCTGGCAGGGCCAGATGCGCGTCTCAACGATCATGGCCTCGTTCCTGCTCCAACCGACGCGAATGCTGGCAACCTCGCGCAGGCCCTCCTCGCTTGCGGCCTTCTCGCGCGCCTCCTCAGCCGTAAGCCTAAACCCGTTCTCGCTGTGCTTGAAGCCGTAGACATCCTTCACCGTGAGATAGGCCGTCTCGAACGGCTCGTTGAGCTTGACGATCTGCACCTGCCTCGGCTCGATCTCGCCGTCGGGGCTTTCCGCCTTCTTGGCGTCGGCCTCGCTCTTCTCGCGCTCAAGCTCCTCGATCCTTTTGCGAAGCTCCTCGTTCTCGATCTGCGCAGCCTCAAGCTCGGCGAGAACGTACTGCTCGCAGGTGTTGTAATCGGTGAAAACGGCCTCTTTCCCGTTGACTGTGAGCTTCATGTCTAAATCCTTTTCCTGATGGTTATGATCCTGCCGGTATCCCGGTCTTCTATCTCCCAGCGCCCGTAGTCGTAGAGGCCGGGATGGTGCGGCGGGAACAGCTTCAGCAGAAGCCCGTCCCACCACTGCTGCTCGAACTGGATGTTGTCCCAGACCCAGCGGGGAACGAATCGCGCAGCGCCGTGGAACCCGTCGTGGCACCCCGTGGTGCCGGAACCGCAGAGCGCGAACAGCGGGCTGCGAAGGCTCCACTTGCCGTTCGGCGTGACGAGGTTGAAGCGCTCGCCGCGCCCCCTCGGTATCACGTGGTGGCAGCTCGCGGCGGGCTTGCCGCAGATGCAGCACCACTCCTGCGTGCGCTCGTATTCCCTCGCTCCCTTGCCGGTGTATCGCGCGCCCACGTGGGGCTTTCCGTAAAGCTCGGCCCTCTCCAAGGAGTGGCCCTGAAGCTGTCCCATCGAGATCATCGGAGCCTCCTGTCCGGCCCAGTCACCTCGATGCGCTCGCAGGCCCCGCCGAGCCTTGAGGCGATGCGAGCGCCGGGCATGCCGCCCCAAAGCTCGCGCAGCTGCCCGAGGCTGTAGTTGCTCGTGACGATGGTCGGCAGCCCCTCGGCGGTTCTGGCGTCTATGAGGCCCGTGAGCGTCTCGATTGCCCAGTCGGTAGGCCTCTCCGCACCTAGGTCGTCAAGCGCCAGAAGCGGAACGGTCTCGGCCCTTCTCAGAGCGTCGCGGTCTCCTCCGTTGAAGCCGTCGCGGATGCTGTCCAGCAGGTGCTTGGCGCTCACGAGCTTCGCGGGCGGCTTGGCGCCCTTGGAGCGCTCGACGGCGACGCGCACCGCATGGGCCGCAGCGTAGGTTTTGCCGCGCCCCGGCTCGCCCCAGAGGTACGCGCCACGGCCCCGCTCCACGATCCTGCACACGCGCTCGCCGATGTCGCTCTGGGCTCGCATGTAGCCGCCTCGAAGCCCGGCCTTGCGCAGCCTGCACTCGCGGGCCTTGCGCATCATCTGGCGGTACTCGTCGGTCTGCTCGAAGGGCACGGGCTTGGCCGGTTCAATGCCCTCCGGAACGTCGAGGCCCTTGAGCGCGTCAGAGATTCGAGTACTCGTCATGGCTGGCCTCCTTCCTGTCGCCCTGCCGCTTCTGCCATGTGGTGCAAGCCGCCTGCCACGACTTCATGGGGTTGCGCCCGACCTTCCAGCCCTTCGACTCGTAGAACGCCACGAAAGCCTCCGGGTCGAACGTGTAGCCCTTCTCCGCGCAGTAGGCGCGAACCTCGTCAACTGAGGGCGGGACGAACCTCTTCTTTGGCTTGGTATGGTTTGGCTTGGTATGGTTTGGTTTGGGTTCGGCATCTTCCAAACCCCCGTTTTCGGTTTCCAAAACCCCCGTTTCGATGTAATCGCAAGCGAGGTTTGAGAACTCGGAAAGGGGGGTTTCGCTGTTTGCAAAGGGGTCTTTCGAGTCGCTTGAAGCACCCTTCTTGTTTCCGCGTCCCCCCGTTCCACCGCTCGAAATGGCGCGCTTGGAGTTGTCGATGTCCTCGCGCAGGCTCTCGAAGATGGCATCAAGCGGCCACTCAAGCTCAGGCTCGATGCCGTAGGTGCCGTACTGGGCCAAGGCCCAGAGGATCGCTCCTCGCTGCTCATCCGGTACCTTGGCCACCGTTGCGGTGAGCTTCGGAAACCATGTGAACTTGGCTTCCTGCATGACCTAACGCTCCCAGTAGTAAGCGCCCTCAAGCGCGTTGACGGACACGGTTGCGCCGGTGCCGATAAGCGCCTCGATGACATCAAAGCGGAGCGCGTCCACCTCGGGGTGCTCAACGAGGAAGCACATGGCGATGTGCTGCAAGCGCTTGTAGCTGAACTCCGGCTCCTTGGCCTCGCCGCGCTGGCGCTTGGCCGTCACGATCACGAGGACGGTCACCTCGCCGTCCTTCACAACGATGTCGGCGGTTCCCTCGTCGCACACGTACTTGCAAGCGCCATCGGCCTTGAGGCTCTTGGAGTTCAGGTACGCGATGGCCGCGAGGTGCGCGATTGAATAGGTGTTCATGGTCTCCTCCTAGAACGGGCAGTCGTCGTCGTAGACGTCTGCGGGCTGATTCTCTGCGGCCTGCCCCGTGCGCTTGCCGCCTTGGAAGTCGATGTCCTCGCCGATGACCTCGAGCTTGCTGCGCTTCTGGCCCTCCTTGGTCTCCCACGTGTTCTGGCTCAGCCTTCCGGCGATGGTTACGTGGGAACCCTTGGAGAGGTACTTGGCGATGCTCTCGGCGCGGTTGCCGAAGAAGACCACGTCGACCCAGTTGGCCTTGTCCGACCACTCGCCGTTGACCTTCTGGCGCGTGTTCACGCACACCGCGAGGTTGCACACCTGCGTGCCAGACACGGTTACGCGAAGCTCCGGGTCGCGCCCGAGGTTGCCGCTAATCGTCACTCGATTGATGCTCATCCGTCTCCTCCTTGCTGTGGTCTGAGTCCTTGGCGATCTGCGCGAGGTACTTGCCCCACTCGGTCACCTGCCCAAGGGTCAGGTCGCCGGGCTGCACGTCCCCGAAGCTTGCCTTGTACCAGCTGTCGAGACCGCTTTCCTTCACGCCCTGAGCCATGCACTGGGCCTTGAGCTGCAAGCAGCGCGTGAGCCACTTCTTCTTGTCGGGAGCTGCCTGAGCCTTGCCGGTGGTGTATTCCAGCGGGTGGTTGCGCGGGTTCGCGGGAGGCGTTGTGCCGCCCGCCCCGGTGTCCCCGTCCGTGTCGTCATCGCCAGCGAGGCCGAAAGCCTTGAGGAGCGAGTAGCGGCGGGCGTATGTCTCGCGCTTGCCGAACTCCTGCGGGTCGCTGTCGTACTGGTATGGGGTCACGTCGAGCACCTGCATGGTGTCGCCGTACATGACCGCCGTGTGCAGCAGCATGCCGTTCTCAACCACCTCGGAGTGCTGCGAGAGGAACACGCCGTTCTCGTTGAGCGCCGGGCGCACCACGTCTAGAACAGCGTCAAGCGTGGTGTAGTTGTAGGTGTACTCGCCGCCGGTACGCGTGCGAACCTTGGCCGTCTTGTCCTTCTTGGGGTTCTGCATCTGCTTCTGCGCTGCGCACAGCGCCTCTGCGAGCGTCTTGATTTCCGCCATGGCTACTCCTCCCCGGTGAGCTGCTTGTAGTGGTCGCAGAAGTGGCAAGCGGAGCAGTAGTCCATGCACTTCGGGTCTTCGCCGGGGCGGTGCTCGACGTAGAACTTGCCCTTGCCGTTTTCGCTCTCCTTCTTCATGCGGGCGTTGGCCTCCCTTTTGCTGTCGTAAAGGCGGATGGCGGTCTTGCGGCCCTCCTTCATAACGGCCCACTTGTCGGCGCGGTGCCAGCGCTCCTTCTCGGTGCACATGGGCAGCTGGTCATCGGGAAGCTGCTCGGCGGCCTCGATCTCCTCGAAGCGCTTCACCAGCCATTCCCCGCACTGCCGAATCTCCTCGTCGGTGAAGTCCCACCCCACGCGCCAGACGGGGTGCTTCGGGTAGTCGGCCTTGTTCTTGGCGTCGCTCTTCTTGTGATCCTTGAGAAGCGCCACGATCTCGCCGCGATGGGCGTCGAAGCCTATCTGCCGCAGCATCCAGCAGTAGATGAGGGTCTGCTTGCGCCAGTCCGCAAGCTCCTCGTCATCCTTCGCGCCGAAGACGGCCTTCCAAGCCGATGCCGTCTTGTAGTCCGTGACGGTGCCCGTCGCATCGTCGTAGAGGTCGAAGATGCCGGACAGCTGGTAGCCGTTGGGCATGTCCACGACGATGTAGTTCTCCTTCAGCTGCGTCTCGGTCTCCTCGGCGTTTTGGAGTATCTGGTGCACGGCCGAGCCGAAGATGGCCCACACCATGTCGGCAACGTCCTGCGTGATCTCGCCATCGTGGCGGCGCTGAAGTATGGCCTCTCGCGTTCCCTTGAGGATGGTTGTGACGCTGTAGCGCTTTGGCGTGTACTTGTAGTCACTCTCGGCAGCCGAGACGAACGGGCGCGGGAGGTTCAGGGAGTTGGTGAGGTTCACGCCTAGCACCCCCCGAGCAGGATGCCGAGAACAGCCTTCAGCTCGCGGCTCCATTCCTTGAGCTTTTGCATATCGCTGCGTACGTTGGCCAGCGCCTTCTCGGCAACGTCCTCGGGGTACTTGGCGATAATCGCCTCGCAGATGGCGATGGTGTTGTACGCGGACTGGCACATGTCCACGTCGGCGCTGCGGGTCTCGTCCGCATCGTGGGTGAGCATGAACACGATACTGCTCTCCACAACGCCTGCGGCCTTGTGCAGGTTGTCGTGCAGGTCGTGCATGTCAACGCCGCTCATGACGTTGTCCTCGAAGTACTTCATGGTTAGTTGCCCCCTTCGGTGAGCATGTGGTTTTCGTCTTCAATGGGGTCGTAGATTTCGCCGGTCTCGGCGTCCACGTTGGCGGGAAGCTCCTCGTCAAAAGGAAGCGGCTCGTCCTCGTATTCGTCGCCGAAATCAAGCTCCTGATGCTCGCTCTCGATGGTCAGGATCACGGTGCGGCCCGCCTGCTTGATTACGTCGAAGGCGCCAGCCGCGTCCGTAAGCACCTCAAGCTGGAGCACTGCGACGCCGCCCTTCACGGTCGCCTGCTTGAAATTGGCCTTGATGGTGGTGTTCATCCGGCCTCCTTCTCATATCTCTCGCTGTAGTACTCGACGCGCACCCGGATAAGGCACTCGTCGCTGTATGGGGTTCTGGGATCGAAGGTCACGCCGAGCTGCGTGATCTGGCAGTCATCGCGGTAAGCCAGCCCGTTCAGGCTGTCGCAGATGACCTTGGCCAAGTTGTCCGCGTCGGGCTTCATGAGGTCGGGACGCCCTGCCCAGTACTTGGGGTTGCTCTTGGCCAAGGGGCGCTGAACCTCGATGAACACGCGCACCTCGGTCGCGAAGTCCTTCCAGCGGTCGCCCGCTGCGGCCTCCCACTGGCGCTTGATGGACTTCTCGGCTTGCCGGGTCTTGTCCGGCGTGTAGGTGCGGAAGCGCTTCGTGTCGAACTTCGGTCGCTGCTTGGTGGGAACCTCCGGGAAGCACATGACGCACTCGGCCACGCCGACGCGCTTGGTCTTCCAGCTCATCGGAGCACCGCCGTCGTGTAGCCGTCGGCGTCGCTGCGCGCGACCCTCATGCGGATGGTCTTGTCCTGCTCCATGGCGACGCGTGCGAGGTACGGCGCGAGGTGGTTGGGCAGCTCGATGCTGAACTTGATGCGCATGCCGTAGAGCGCGCGGTTGGGGCTTGCCTTGCCGTCGTGGGTGCGGGCGCACTCCGCGCGGGCGTTGTCCTTGTACCATCCAAACTCGACGGGATGGGCCTTCACCCATGCGCGGGCGTCAGCCATCCGCTGCTCGCCCTTGGGGTCTAGCCCCGGAAGGGCCATCTGGTTGCCCGGGGTCTCCATCTTCCTCATGCGACCATCCCCTTGGCGGTCTCGATCGCCGCGTCCATCGTGGGGATGACCCACAGCCAGAGGATGAGGCCGAAGATCAGGGCAGCGACCGCGAAGCCGAGCATCGCGCCGGTCTTGAACACGCGCATCTGGTTTTCGCGCTCGATCTCCGCCGGTATGCGCATGGTTCGCGTTACACTGGGCTTGGCCTGTTGGCCTTTCCGGGCGCTCGTGCTGTGATAGGTGGGGGTGCCCGGTTGTTTTTTGCACTTGGCCATCTTCACTCCTTTCTGCGTTTTCGCTGGTAAATGTTGGTGTCATAGAAGTGTCACGAGTTTTTGAGCTTTTTTCTGGCCCTGTGCTTCGCGCTGTAGAGCCTTTGCCGCTCGCGTTTCAGCATCTCCTCCCGTCTCACCTCCTCTTGCAGCTCGCGTACCTGCTCGGCTATGCGCTCGTTGCGGTGTTCGAGGGTGCATGACTGGCACCACCCCGTCTTGGGCGATAGGGGCGTGTGGACGTGCATCCCGCACTTGGGGCACTGCCACGCGCGCCGGAGTGAGAGTCCGAAGCGCTTGGCCTGCGCCTTGACAGATTGCACGGAGCGTCCCAGAGTCCCGGCTATCGCCTCCGCACCGTCCTCGGCATGGTCTTCGAGGTACTTGATTTCGCGGGTAGTCCACTTCACCTGACGGGTCTCCCCTCAAGGAGCAACTGGCGGTAAAGGGCCATGAGCTTGCGTCGCATGTATGCAAGACGCTCCTCGGGTTTCATTGCCTTGGCTCCCATTAGGCTGGCTGCTCATTTGCGAGCTGGTAGAACTCGTCCAGAGACACGCCGAGGATGCACGCCAGGCTGAAGGCTTCCGACAAGCTGAACTCGTTGGAGCCTCGCAGCTTGTTGAAAAGCGAGGAGCGGCTGATTCCGATCTGATCGGCAACCGCGCCCATCGTGGTCTGGCTGGCCTCAACATACTGGCCAACTCTCTCTTTCAGGGTCATACCTCTCCTTTCATTCGCGTACAAACTTTGTACGCCTATTAGTATTGTACAAAGGTTTGCACCGTGCAATACCTTGTACGTGTAAATAATTATACTCTAAAAGAGGCGTGAGATGAAGTACGGAAAGGTTCTTGCGTACTACCTTGAGCAACAGGGAATGACGCCTGCGGAACTCGCGCATAAAATCGGTTCACCTAGGTCAACAATCAACGCGCTTTTGAAGGGAAGGGCAAAAGAGCCCACACTTGGAAAGGCGAAGGCTATTGCTGACGCGCTCGATGTTTCGCTTGAGGAAATGGCACGAATGACCTATGAAGACGAGGAGGAGAAATGACGATTACCAGAAGGAGCTTTGTTGCGTTGGCGGGAATAACGGCCCTTACGCTTGGCGGATGTTCCGGAAGCGGTCAACCTAACGGGTCGAACGAGGTGAACGAACCTGCTGTTGCAGAGGTCGAACAGGAGGCGGAGCCGAAAGACCTTGAGGTTGCCGAAACCGGCTTCTACTTCGATTCCTACGGAACGGCGCACTTCGCATCAATCGTTAGCAACCCCAACTCGACATGGGCGGCCGAGAACATTCAAGTTACGGTTGCGGCGCGCGACGCCGACGGCAACGTTCTGGACACGCTCAACGACTTCATAACGCTTATGTTTCCCGATGGCCAAACGGCGATATGCGGAGACATGGCAGCACCGGAGGGAACCTCGGCGCTCGACGTGTCACTGTCGGTCAACTCGAATGGCTGGACGAAGCAGGACATCACCCAGAAAGATTTCTACGATCAGCTCCCAATCACCAACATAAACGAGAGCGCCGACGAGTGGGGACAGACCACGGTCGCGGGAGAGATCGCAAACAACACGGAGGGCACGTTCTCAGGCACTAGGATTCAGGTGGTTTTCCGCAACGCAGACGGCAGCATAGTCGGCGGAGCTTATACCTACGTCAACGGAGACCTGACGGCTGGTTCAACCGCTTCGTTCTCAACGACGTCGCAGGAGGTTCCGGAGCACACTTCCGTAGAAGCCTACGTTGACTGCGGCTGGCCGCTCAACGAGTAAGAAAAGCCCCGGTGCGTCCGCCAAAACACATCACCGGGGCTGAACCCTCCCGAAAGGAGGCAACATCATTATGACAGGCAAGGGGGAAACCGGCCCCAAGACTGCCGTCATATACGCACGATTCTCATGCTCAAAGCAGCGCGAGGCGTCGATTGATGACCAGCTGCGCGTGTGCAACGACTACTGCCAGCGCGAGGGCATCGACCAGCTTGAGGTTCAGAAGCGCAGGGCCGAGCACGACCTGAAGACGCT